GTACCGAATAGTTCATAATAGGTGATACGTTAAATTCAGAACCATCCTTACTATTTACAATGAATGAATTATCAGCATCCTCTGTTTTTTTATATTCTTTGTGTTGAATATATGTTGGAAACTCATATACTTTTGTAGTAATTGGATTGTAGAATACCATACCGGTAACTGCTACTACATCATCTACACCTTTGTTATCACCATATTGGTTTACTTTAACACCAACATATCCCGCATCAATTCTCTCACATGAATTGAATAATACTACCAATAGGATAAATCCTAATACACCTGCACTAATTGCTTTAATCATTTTTTTTATTTTTAATTGTTTATTTAATCTTTCTTCTTCACGCTCTTTTTGTCTTAGAGCTTGATAATCCGTATCATATACTGCCATATTATTTTGTTTTAGGTTTACGTTTTGGTTTTACATTTGTAGGTTCAATTGGTTTAACTTCATCTACTGATTCATCCGAACTATTAGCCCATGATTCATCCGAACTATTAGCCCAGTCATATAATGCTAGTCCACCCCAAATGAGTAATAGTAAAAGGGCGATACCACCTACTATATTAGAGAAAGTATCTGCCATTGTTAGACTGGGATACACTCCAAATTGTAATAACAACCATATTGTTATGAAAGTGAAGATTTGTTTTTTGTACTTTTTGATTTTATTCATTTTATTTTATTTATTTACCATATTTGAAATCCTCCACAATTGCGAAGAAAGTTAATCCATTCTTTTAATCTACCTAACGATACACTATGTGATGGTTCAACTAATGACCCATCTAATGCTACAACTGAGGTAAATAGAATATCACCATATTCGTATTGGTCATCCAATCCTTCGGTAACTTCGTTTGGTATAAATTTACCCGTACCTGCTTCACACCACATACCCATACAAACATATAATCGGTCTTCATCTTCCGTAAGATGTTCACCATATTTTTCAGATATCAATAATTCTATTGCATCTGCTAACTTATTACACTCACGTTGATTCTTCAACCCTTTACCATCATTTGAACCCCAATTTGTGGTATCAAATCCCAATCCCTTTAATTCGATTGCAGTTTCAGACAGGGCTTGAATTGGTCTCCATCCCCACCAATTAGCACCGAAATAATCACCTGTTTCTATTTTGGGCTTTCTGCCCGATACATCTACTCCCATAATTTTATATTTTAAATTTTATCTATATAATGTTACAAACGAACCGAAGTTTTTATCAAACACATTTACTGCGTTTTCATAATCACTACTCATCATTTCTTTTTTGATTGCTGCAGCATCTAATCCCAATTGTTTGGCTAGATTACCGGCAGTTCCGATTAAGAAAAATACATTACCTTGTGGACCTGTAAGGTCAATCTCAATACCTTTGTTTTCTTTTTTACTTTTTATCATTGTTTTAATTTTTAAGTTTTAAATTTATTATATGTTTACAATCTTTACCTCTACCAAATCCATGTGCCGGACAACTACATGTCCATCTACCATTTTCACTTACCACCTCATACACCATACCTTTACTACCTTCAACTGAGAAAGTTTGTTTTTTTACTATTTTTGGTAGTATTACTACTGATTTTATATCATTTGTAAACTGTCGTTTAGTCCACATCTTTTCTAACTCACTCCATTCATATTTTCTATCTACCTCCACCCAACCCAATTTCGGGTCAGTCGTTACAATATACCATTGACCTGATATAATAGATTGAAACGATACTGGTGGTAAAAGTGATACGATATTCATAACTTAGTTTTTAGGTTCTAAAATGGGCTCCGTTTGATGCCCATCCTCTTGAGTGACTACTATATTGTGGTTGGATTCTATTGTTTAAACTCATTTGAGAAGGTTGACCAATTGCATCCCACGGCGATTCCCATTTATCAGGTAACGTACCATCTTTCATTCGAAGTAAGTGAACTGCCGGTAAATAATCCTTAATATCACTATATTTTACCTTAAAGAAGGTATTTACCCTATTTTCTTTATCAACTAAAATAAAGAGAACTGAGCGGGATTTAACCTTACATATTTTAAGATTTCGGGTCTTAATCTTACCATTAAGGGAAACGGTCACATCAATAAATTGACCAGCGGGGGTGTTGTCAAAAATAGAAGAGTTCATATTGTTTATAGTTTAATCATTTATTACAAAGCTAATATACGAAGAATAGCTGAGATTACCAAATTTATTTTAATGAATAACAAAATTGATATCCACAATCCTCATCGTAATCATCCTTTTCTTCAACTGATTGACCTACGATTTCCTGTAACTTATTTACATCAACTCTAGCCCAATATCCAAATCGAAGATACACCTCATTTGAACCAAAAGCCTGGTCAATATCAAAATAACCAAATACCTCTTCAATTTTCTTTAATACATTAATATCAATTCTATTCATCATAACGTTTATATTTTAAATTTTAATAATATTACAATCCTTGTTCTCTACGCAAATCATACTCTTCCTTTTCAATTTCTGAATACTCTACCACCTTTAAGTAGGGTTTGAAATCGGTCATATAGTAACCTCTAATGTTAGCCATATCAATCATATAATCAATGAACGATTTACGAACATAAGTCATATCAGATGAACCAAACCCTTGGTCTTCCGGCCAATCTTGATAATCTTCAGCAACTTCATTTAGTGAATGAAACACTGCATCAGAGTAAGTAATTACTTTTTTTGTAAAACGTCCCTCAACTGGGAAAGCGTTTCTAACTACATCGAACCCTTCGATTAACGAAGCGGTAGCGAGAACGGAATTAAGGTTAAATGGTAGGCTCATACTTTTATATTTTAAGGGTTTATTATCTCTCAATCTTATATAGCTAAACTACACATTATTTTCCACATTTCCAAATATTTTACCACTTATTTTTCATTTATTTTTAGACAAAAAATAACTCATTGAAAATCAATGAGTTATAATATATTAGTAATCAAAGAGTTATTCTCCCCAATGTTTTTTTCTTAATTCGTAAACATCAATTGATTCACGTTTCATTTGGTTTCCCGGATGGAAATATGCACCTTCTTTAAGATACCCACCTAAGAAATTTCTTCTCATTCTTGTGGTATCTCCGTTTGGTTCACTACCATGTACTACGTGTGAATGTAAAAGGGCAACCTGTCCTTTTTTCAGATATCCTTCTATCTTACGGAAATCGTGGCCTTCTGGCATTACACAACTTTTACCTCTTTCACTTCTCCAGTTATCAGTATTAGTTGCTTTTCTTTCTTCATTATCTTCGATTGGTAAAACAGGTAATCTATGTGAACCCTCATAGTTCCAAACTGCTCCATTAATTGGGTCATGATTATCTAACGCTAATGCAGTGTTGATAATTTCATTGTGGCCACATCCTGTGTAGAATGCGTTTTGATGTTGGTCTCTACCCAATTCACCTTTTGGTTTGTAATAACCCCAAGTTTGTAATCCAACAACTCCACCTTCCATTAGGAATTCTGCTGCTTCTAAAATTTTTGGATGTGCAAATAATTTTGCTATTTTTTCTGAATCTTTATGTGGATACATAATAGGTTCAAACTCTTGCCATTTTCCTGGCTCTTTTTCATTACGTTCTACACGTAAACGGTCTAACTCTTCATTGATTTCATCTACTTCTGCTTCAGTTAATAATTCTAAAACTGTGAATCCGCGATATCTCCAATCAAATGATATTTGTTGAAGTTCTTCCGTTGTAAGGTGTTTGTATTTTTGCATAACTTTTGTGTTTTATATAAATATATATAATTTGTAAAAACGATAATTATTTTTTTATGATTGTTATCACTTATAAAATTGTAATAAATTTGGTAGGTATAATTTTAAGGTAGGTATTTTTTCATATACCAATTTTATTGCCCTTCTATTTGATTCACTTACACTTACATCAAATACATCACCATTTTCTCTATATTGAGTTTCCTTTGGACCGGATATTCTCCATTTCAAAGAACAACGACTGAATAAGGGGTTTGTTTGAAATCTTAAATACGTTTTTCCATTGATTTCAAATATAGGTGAATTGATATCATTTACTTTTTTTATAAAATATCTACTAATATACCCACGAGTATAATCTAATTTAGATGGCGTAGGAATATGAGTATCAAATGAATCATTTGGTAATGATGTTGATGGATTTATCAACTTATTATATGAATCTAATATACTCATCGTTATTTAGGTTTACTTTCTTTACCTACTATTCTTAATTTAGATTTAACATCCGTTGTCCATGTCATACCATCTAATGTGTGGTCTACTTTCACTACTTGAAATACATTTGGTTGACCGAATTTATCAGGTAATCCATCTACTTGAAATTGGTCACCCACCTTAAATCCACTTACACCATGTACTTTGAAATCAAAATCAGCAACACCAAATGGTGGATTTTGTGTATTATTAGCAGCTTTCGTTTGTAAAGTTTGACTAAAGGCTAAACCCTTATCAACTAAAAAACATTGTCTTAGGGCCGAGGTATCATTCCATGAACCTACCATTAATACATTTTCAATTGTGTTATCATTACCTGCCCTATCAAAAAAGGTTTTAGTTATATCTAGTTTTGCCTCTCTATCTTGAATTTTAGGATATACTGCACCTGTTTTTACAAAAAATTCAAAATTTGCTACCTTAGCCTCTAATTCTAATTCATCTGCACTTTTTCGTTTTGGTGGGTTATTTGATGTATCAGGTGGTCCTTCTTCTTCTTCCTTTTCTGCTTGTTGTATTCCTGCTAGGATAGTACCAACAAAATCTTGTCTTCTAGAAAATACAGTTCCTAATGCCGGACGGGGATTTAATTCAGGACTATGGTCATATGTATGACCCTTATCATCTTTTAATTTATTATTCACAACCGATGACATCATTGCGGCAGGAACTTCTACTGAAAAATCACAACTAATAAATGGCGATTTAACTCCTCTCGATTGAAATGTTACAATACCACTATTATTTGAGATATCACCTAAAAAATTTAAATCAACTACTGCTAATTCAAATTTTCCTTCTGGGTTTGCTTTTGGTACTTCTTGTATTTGAAATTTCCAAATTGAATTACATGCAGATGACATACCATTTAACATTTCATAAAAAACATCTCTAATTACGAAATTTGGTTTACTTATACATTCTACAAAAAAATTAAAATTTATATATAAATCTTTTAAATATCCCCAAAATCTAGCTTTTTCTTGTATTGCTATAAATGTAGAATCAGCCGGAGATTTTGCACTCAACCCTCGTGTATTTGGAAATGCGTATGGAACTAACCTACTCTTGCCATCTGAAGGGTCTACTCTTGAATCTACATGTTGTAGCCAAGGATACGCAGTTAGTTCCGCTAACGGATGTATGTTTGAAAAATTTTTAGAATCATCTAATGCATCAAATTCAAAATAAGTTTTTATTTCTTTATCTGCTGATAACGCATCTAAAAATTTAAAATTTGGAGTAGTTGGATTTGGTATAAATAATTTTGTAGGGTCAGTTGAAAACATATGTGGAAACCCACTAATATAAGTATTTTTAATATTAATTATTTTACTACGGGTTTCACAATTACTGCATGCACTGGGTTTACCTTTTAAATCATATACATAGCTATTCATGATTTCACATGCTAATTCAAATCTAATAAATTTTTCTTCTGATAATAGTGGTAAATCTTTGGGTATAGCCACTTCTGCTCCACTTGATGATTTTAATTCACCTGCCTCTGATAAAGCATCTTTTAAAGTTTCACCAACTACTTTATCTATATTTACAAAATTAGCAGTATCTGCCCATCGTGGATTTTTCCATAACTTATAAACTGGTGGTGTTCTTTTTTGGCCAGGAAGTTGATTAAACATTTGCATAAAAAGTGCGGCACCTATTTTTTTATCACCCACCTGTGTTTCAATTTCTTGTGGTGAAAAAGTCTTTCCACTATCTTTTTTATTTTCTTTTGTATTATTTGCATCTCTATGAGTTTGCATATATTCAGCTACATTGCCAACTGATGTTAATTTTACTTCCAATTCATAACTTTCATTATCTCCAAATGAAACCCCACCGCCAGTTACAATACCTAAAAATGCATCATAAGTAAAATCAGATTTAATTCTCTTTTCTTTAATTGTAGACCATTGGTCATACCTAACTAAATCACAATTTGTTACCTTTCCACCACCTCCAACTTTTTGTGCGGCAGATAGTGCAGTATTCCAACCCCACTCACATAAGGCATGAAATCCCGGTTCTAAAAAATATCCGGCTAATAAATCAGATTGTTCTTTTGTAAATGCACGAATTTTAATAGTTGCTAATCGACTACCACCTTCAGCTTTTTCATCCATAGTCATAGATGTTATAATAGGTGGTGGTCTAAGTGCTCTACTTCTACCAGATGGTATCAATATTTCATCACCACTAAAATTTCTACCGATAGCACCAGGGCCGATGTAAGAACCACCATTTGAACCATATACCGATGTGAAATCAGTAGCGTTTGGATTTATTGATTCTAATATACACCCATTTGGTGCCACCCCAGCTAATAATCTAATCCAAGTAGATAGACCACTAACACCGGGTTTTTCTTTTGCGTTCCACGGGTTATTGTTACCTGCTCTATTTTTTAGAGTAGTTTCTAATTCAGGATATATATTTGATAAATTTGGAAATGAACCTGGCATAATTTATTTATTTTGAAAAACTATTTGAAATTTCTAAATAATTTTCTGGTATTCTTAGTATTGTTCCATCGTTTACTGCGAATGGTGCATCGTGGATGTTGTTAGCAGTTGCTATAATCCACCATAAGGATGCATCTCCGTAAAACTGATGTGCAAGTGTATCCAATCTATCACCCGTCTGGGTCACTGCGTAAATATCAGTATCTTTCAAAGGTATATTTGGGTAGATTCTTGTTCTGAAGACTTCCCTGCCATCTTTGAGTTTTTGTATTTTATTATTTGAATATCTTGACATAATTTATTTATTATCGATTTTCTCGTGCTTTATTAATTCTATCTAATGCGGCTTTACCTTGTGGGTCTCCCTCACCGGTTGATGGTCGAACAAACCCACTAAAAGATTTATTCATTGGGTCTTTACCATTATTTCTTTGAACCCATACACCATAACTTTCTCTCCTATAAGTCTCAGAAAAAACAAAATTATTGATATGTCCTGGTTCATCTTTATATTCTACATTTGCAAACCAGTCTTCTTCTCCTATTTTTTTAATATTTGTTATTTTTGCATCATTCGCTTCTAAATTACTAAACCAACCTGATATCCTATCTGAAATCCCTTGACTCTTATATTTTTCGTATGCTTTTTTAGATTTTTCTTCAAACGATGTTTCAGTAGTAGCTACAATTGCAGCCAATGAAGCCGCATCGCTATTTTCTTTTGGGGTTTCCGCTGGTTTCCCTGTATCTAATGATTTTGGTGTAGAATCTACTCCTAACATACCACCACTCTTTGATTCGGTTTTAGGTGCTTGGGTTTGTGGTACACCTACACTATTAATTGGTGCCGGAGGTGTTGTTGGTTGAACTACTTGTGGTGTACTTGCAGTTCCTCCACTATTTGTAGTTGGTGCACCGCCACCTGTTTTTGGTTGTTGACTTACAGCAGTTGTGTTGCCGGATTGTTGAGCCTTTCTCTTATTAATTACTTTAACTGCCTCTTTAGAAATTGGAGTTCCATAAAGTTTAAGTTCTGCACCAATATTTTCAACAAATTTAAATTCCATTTGGACTTCAACTATTTTTGGTAATTGATTACCATTTGTAGTTTCCCATACACCATCATCCGGGAATGTATACGAAAGAGAGTTTATAAATGCAGTTTTCTGTTGATACATATTACCCAATGTAAATTCAATAAATGGTGGATTCACTAAATTATTTTTATCAATAGTTGGATATGCTTTACCAGTTAAAAATTGAATTCGTTGCCACATTGTTGATAATTCAGCTGAATTCATACAATACATTTTTAATTGTAATGATAGGGTTCTTTCTACTCCACCATATGTGTAGTAACTATATGGATTACCAACAAATTTTGCAGAATCCCAAGTTGGTGAAACTGTTTCGCTTAAACTTGTTATTAGGGTTCTGAAATATACTTTTTGAGAATCACCTACCCCTGCTATTGAAAATGTTACTAAATCTTTATCATCTCCATTACCATTACCTTTTACTCCATAAGAACTATTAATTAAATCACCTTTATTACTTGTTATTCCATATTTTGTTTCCAATGTAGGAATTTTTTGACCACCTACTACTCCACTATATGGACGAGTTGGGTCATTAGGCATAACTGCACCAGTATTATTTTTTATATCTTTAAATGCGTTTGGTGATGTACCAAACACACCTTTTGTTTTTCTTCTATCAATTCCATACACAGGAGATACTAAGGATAAGTCAATTCCATTTAAGGTATTAACATCCATTTTTTCACTATATATTTTTTCAGTAGTAGTAGTTGTTTTAGTTTTCGATTCAACTGCTTTATCTATTTCAGGTTTAGATTCCGTACCTTTTAGTTTATCTTTTACTGATGTAGTAGTTGACCCTAATTTTTCTTTAGCCTTACCAATTTCTGCAGAATCTTTTTTTGCAGTATCAGTAGATTCAGCAGTTGGTATTCCTAAATTAGTTTCTTTACTATTCGATGTTATATATGAACTATATTTTTCATTATATGGTCTAGCATTATCAGCTTTTTCTTTAGCTTTTTCTTCTAAAAGTTTATCAAGTGCAGTTGGTGATGCAGAACCTTTTAGTTTTTGTTTTAGAGATGCAGTTGCGTTTGTAGATGCCTCTCCTAATTTTTTCTTAGCATCAAGTTGTAATTGAGTTACTTTTTTAGTAATATCAGTTGCACCTTTATCTACCTTACTTACTGATTTTGAATTAAACTTAACATTATCAATTTGTTTTGAATATGGTAGTTTTGAACTATATTCGTACTTATCAGTTGCACCTGCGGTATTAGCACCTAATGTATTTGGATTACCAAATAGGGCAGTTCTTAATTTATCCTTTACTAATGAGATACCCTGACCTATTATTTGTTTGCCAATTGTTTTTGGATTACCACCACCGGTATTTTTTAGGAATGTGCCAACGATTGTACCCTTTGCATCATTTCTAATTTTTGCAAGAGTAATCATTGTATCTGGTTCTAATCCTGATTGTAATCCATTTGTATTATATACATAAGTTGGGATAGCATTTCCTGGAATACCTATACGTGAATTTACACCATCTCTTGCTTGAGATAATGATGTAACTTTACCACCAAAAACAAATTTACCAAATTTACCACCGGTAATAGCACCTAATCCTTTACCAATCAATCCACCATCTCCTGCACTTCCACCTGTTGCCTGTTTCATTTTTTCAACCGATGATGTACTACGAGTTGCTATACGAATTGCTTCGTTACCATAAATTAATGGATTATTTAATTCTACCTTAGTTTTTATACGAATACCACTAAGTTCTTGTTCTATCAAAGTTAATTTATCTGGTTTTACACTTTTTTCTTGTGTAGAACCTTTGAATAATTCTTGCACGGGAGTTAAGTCCAATATTTTTGGGGTTATATCTTTATTCGAACCTCTAAATAATTCTAATATTGTTGGCATAATTAAGCTCCCATTAATCCAAATCGGTTTTCACCGCTTTTTTCGTTTGTTTTCACTACTGCGGATGAAACTTTTTCCCTGTCCATGTAGACATCTCTATTTGATTGAACTACCATAATTAATTCATCTAATTTAGCAACAACTGCAGTGTTATCTTGTCCTCCACCCATTAACCCACCTAATAATCCACCGATACCAGTTCCTAAGCCTGTAGCAATTGTTTCCAATAAACTAGCAGGGTCTTTAGTTGCTAATAAAACATCTGCAGGGTTTGTTCCTATTACTTTACCATCTTGAACTACACCATCGTTAATACTTGAAGTTGTTGCGGTACTTCCATCAGTTTTTGCTTCATCACTTATTCCTAAGAACGAACCTATCGAACTAAATACACTACCTATTCCGTTTACTGCCCACATAATCGGGTCTACTATATATTTAGAAATTGTATCTCCTATAAAACTAATTACATCATATATTATACCAAATCCTTTTACTAAAAAATCTACAAAAAATCCAATTGCTCCACCTACCAGTGAACCAAATATTTTACCAATACTACTAATAACTCCAATAATTGGTTGTGCAAATTTCATCATTACTTCTTTGAATTCACCTATTTTTAAAAATAATGGTTCTAATGCATCAAACGCAGCTTCAAATGGAGTAAGTAATGCATTTATTATTGCAGAACCGATTGCTACTAATGGCATGACAATTGCAGATATAACATCATAAACTGCTTTAAGTGGTTTGAATACCATTTTAAACGCCATTCCTATAACTCTAAATATCGGTAATAGAACTGCATTTAATATTGTAAATAAATCATTTAATACCGGCATTACAAATGCTGCTATTGGTTCGAACATATCACTAAATCCAGTTTTAAGAGCAGATGAACTATTTGCAAGGTTATCCATTACTCCTTGCATTTCTTTTTGAGATGATAAACGTTTAGTTTGTAAATCTAAATCTTCTTTTGTCAAAGATGTGATATCTCTACCAGCATCCATATAAGATAGTGCCGATGCTAATTGTTCTTTATTTAATGGGCCGAAACGTTCTCTAATTCTTTGTTGATTTATTAAATCACCCATTGACATATTAGTTGCTTTGGTAAGGGCTTCTTGTTCAAATTTATTTAATTTTGTTAAATCACCTAAACTTGAAACTTGGTCTAATACTGCCTGTTGTGCCCCCAATATGTCATTATTAGCTGCTAGATATCTTGCTTGAGAAAGATTTAAATTTGTTCCTAATATTGCACTAGCTTCCAATTCTGAGGTAATACTGGTTTCAAAATCTAATAAACCATCTGCAACTGCACCAGCCTCTTTAATTGATGTTCCTAATTTTGCAGCTTGAACTGCTGCTTTAGCTAATTCTTTTGGTGAACCATTGAAATAACGATATGCATATTCGGAACTCTCCGCCATATCTGCTATTACCTTTGAAGGTGCAACCCCAGCCATCTTTGCCATTTCAGCAGTTTGACCGATTAGGGCTTGTGATTGTGCTGCACTTAATCCACCTATATTTTGAAATACTTTATTTAATTCTGCACCTTGTTCTACCCCAATACCGAAGTTTTTGTTCAACATAACCATAGAACCCAACACTTCTCTTGAAGGTTGCTCTAGCCCGCCAAATGTTTGTGTAAAGGCGGTTGCTGATTTACCTACATCTTCCGCACTTACACCTAATCCTGCGAATTCAGTTGATACCGCTTTTATATTACCTTGTAAAGTTCTAGTTTGAGAATTTAATAATCCAGTTTCCTCTCTAAAAGATTTTGCTGCAGCTTCGATTTCTTTGAATCTCTCTAATCCTACTTCAAATGCTTTATATAATGCATATGCAATTAGGGCAACTGCTGCTACTACTGCTACAACTGATAAGATTGCTATTCCTTGTGGTCCTAATAACCCCATTATCATATTTTTAGCAGAACCAAAACCCCTACTTAATCCAGAAGTAAATGATTCCATCATATTAGCACCTTTATTAGTTGCCTGAGTAAATCCCGTTTTGAACTGAGTCATAAAACGTTTTTTTACTGCATCTATACTTCCTTTTGCTTTATCTGAGAATGGTGTCCAAAATCTATTAAATAAGGTTTCACCTATTATTGGTATACCTTTTATCTTTTCACCAATTGAATCTAATGATTTTACAAATTTATTTTGTAAATTATCTGCAATTCGTTGAGTTTCATTTATTATTTTTAATCTAGCTAATTCCTTTTTTACAATCGCATCTGCTGCATCTAATTGTGCTAGATACGTTGATTTCATTCTTTCATTAACACCAAAATTTGTTTGTAAAACACCCGTTTTTTGTTGTGAAAGTTTAATTAGGGCTTCTTCGTAGGATTTTTCATCCTTTAATGAATTTAATACTTTTTTAGTTAAACTTATTTCTTCAAATATTTTTTTATTGCGCAAATCAGAAGCTTCAGCAGTTTCTTCAATAGCCCTCTTCATATCACCTATGATAGACGAGGTATATTTGACTGCATCTTGATATTCTTTTTCTTCTGCTGTTCTATTTTTTGCCATAATTAGTAATCAAATCCTAAATATTTTCTAACTGATTGAGGTATTGCTTTTTTAACTGCATCTTTATCACCACCAAATCTTTTTTCAATGGTTTCACGTGCAGTTTCAATTGATTCATCTGCATCTTTTATTGCTTTAGCTATATTTTTATCACTTTTTAAATTACGACTTAATATAGATAGAAATAAATTACTGATAAATCCTTCTTTCAATTTATGTTTAGTATAAATTTCTTTAAAAAGCTGTCTATCTTCTTTTGTTAATTTCATAAGGTTCTCCTATTATACTCCTATAAATATAAGACATAAAAAAAGTGAGGAATTTATTTCCTCACTCTTACACCTGGCCCTTTTGATGGTTGGTTAGTTTTTTGTGCTTTATTTGCATTATCACTTTCTCGTTTCTTTGTATCTACCAATTCTTTATAATAAAAATTTCTTAAATGAACTGGTAATCTATATACATCAGATTGAATAAATCCATTCCCATGATAACATAATTCAAAAATTTGTTTATGTAATAGAACAGAATAATTACTCGGTAGGCCAAAAAAAGCTAACACCCATTGTAATAGGTCTTACCTCCATTTCTCCTGTTTCAGGGTTTTCGTAATCAAATTCCATTTTGATATCCGGTTGTAAATTTTTTACATGTTCTCTAAATCCTTTAGTATCTCTAGCAAGGAATTTATTATTAATAAAATCAGTTATGGATTTGGTATCATCTTTACCATCTACTGATTGAATCATATAACGATAACGAGTAGTTAATTCATTACCCATTGAATCTTTATTTAATCTCTTTAATGCATTAACATCAGTATCAATTCTTTTTTCATCACCATGAGTTAATAGTTTAAAAACTAATACATTACCAGTTGATGTTGTAAATTGATAACGATTTTCAGAACTTAATTTACTGAAATCAACATCTTTTGTTTGAACTTTACCTAAATCAACAGTAATTTGTTGTTTGTTATCATTATCATCTAATATTTCAATCTTATATTCTGGTCCGTATCCTAAAATACGAGTTGCTAACATAATAGCATTCTTATCACCCAAAAGAATATCATCTGGATTTACTTTCTTATCTACTATAATTGCTTCGAATAATTTATCTAATACTACACCTTTTTTAATCAAACTTTGAGATGAAAGAATTTCCTCCTCTCTTGCCGTCATGTATTTTAATTCGATGTTACCACTTGATAATGGATTTGTTTCTGGATAACACTTACCTTGAGATGGTAATGAAATTATCTCCGTTGAGAATTCGTATTGTGACATATTTTACCTTTATTTTGTTTATTGTATATAAATATATAAATAAAAAAAAAATTGAAAAAAAAGGAGATATTTCTATCTCCTTTCTTAATTTTATATTTTAATTCTATTAGAATTCAAGTACAGCGTAATCGTAAGCTAACGTTAATGTAATCTCTGCAGGGTCATTTGATGTCCAATCTAATTCACCAAATTGTGCGTTTAAGATAAATGCACCTTTGATTTTCCAATTTTCAATTTTATCACCCACTGGTCCTAACATATAGATATCAATATCTTTTTTGTAGAAATCTGCATATCCATCACGTCCTGTTAGGGATTCATGTGAAGTTCTAACCCACTCCATTACTGCTTGTGCACCTGATGGAACGATTGGGTCATACAATGTGATTTCTAAATCTTGCCACTCACCTTTACCTTTCAACTTTCTTTTTAAGTTGATGTGTTCCAATGTTACAGCTTCAAACTGAATGTTTGGTCTGTTACCTGCTTTGATAAGATATGAAGGGATACCACCGATTTCCATGATGAAACGATTTTTCATCTTTGGTTCAAAGTTGGTATAGAACATTTCGTTAAACTCTAATATTTCTGCCATTTTTATTTTCTCCTATTATATTAATAAATATAAGGTTTCTCTTTTTTTAAAAATTTATGCTGAGAACGATGCTCCAGTCGGTAAGATATTGAAATCTAACACGATGAATTCAGCGGTTTTTGTTGGTTGTAAGAAAATCTGTCCAGCCAATATATTTCTATCAATTACATCAGGAGTGTTATTACTCTCATCCATTACTACTCTAAATGCATATAAACCTTGTCTTTGTTGAATTGCTTCTAAATAAGGATTAACTGTATTTAAGAATCTTGAACGAGTGGTAGAAGTATTTTGTTCGAATACTAAGTATCTTGATGTAGAAGCGATATACTTCTTAACTTTGATAAGTAATCTTCTAACATTGATTCTATCTAACGCCGATGATTTTTCTTGTAGTGTTTTCTGTCCAAATGCCACGATACCCTCGCCAGGGAAAGATGCGATAGGATTTATTTTTCCTTCGTATAATGTATCTCTCTCTGCGTGTGTTAATCTATTCAATACTGAAACTGCTCCTACAATTCCACCACGATTTAAACCAGCCGGTGCGAACCATTCTGCTGCAACCGCGTCATTTGCTGCGTAAATACCTGGCATCAATACTGATGGTGGTACTGCAGTTAATTTGTTGGTGTTTCTATCGATTGTCTTAACCCACGGGTAGTAAGTACCTACATAGTTAGAATCTACTGATGCACCTTCTGTTACTGCTGCATCAATCGTATCAGTACTATCACATCCAACTACATCACCAATGAAGAATACATCTTCACGATTCTCACACATTTCACTTATGTAATCAAATGCATATGAATGATGTCTACGAATTATACCTGGTACTGCGATTAAGTTAATATCAAAATCATCAGGGTTGGATACCGCGTTGATTGCTTTTACATATGCAGTATTACCATTAGAGGTTGAGGGTGTTAAGTTAAATCCTTGTGAATTACCAGATGATATATCTACACCTTTATTTATTACTCTTGTTGGAGTTACGCCATCGAATCCACCTTGAAATCCTAATGTAAATTGTCTTTTAGCAATTGTTTCAGCAGTATCATCGGTTGATAATGAAGCCGATAATCCTAAACTTACGTTATCAAACGCAAATAATTGGTTTGAACCGGTTGTTATACCGGCTAATTCATCCGCTACACTATAGTCAGGTAATGGTTTTAAATATTGTGTATTGTTTATTTTTACTACACTAGTTTCTAAATCAATACCAGAATATCTATATGCAGATGATGCTGTATTACTGAATGAACCTGATGTATAAATAACTTTAGGTACATACACAGCTGTTGCACCAGATGCTAATCTTATAGGATTATAATACGCCTCGTGTCCAAAAGGTGCTGCTATAATAGGGAATGTACCTTCAGGTGACACTTCTATTCTAACTAATTTAGAACGATTTGCGTAATCACCATTTTCACTTTGTTTACCATTTGCATCAATTGTTAAATTTCTATCACCAATTACTTTAGCAATATAGTTTGGAGATGCAGGGTCTAAGTTAACGTTATTATATGTTTCTTTTACTGATTTTTTTCTATCGGTATCATTGAATCCACGAATTACTACTGAGAATGTTGCGTAATCAGTTGCACCAGATACTCCTGCTGCTTTAACATTGAAAATACTTACTTTATATTCAGTATTATATGGATTACCATCTCCTAACGTACAAAAACGGAAAAGGTCACTTCTTTCACCACTAATCAATTGAGATTTAACCCACGGGGTAGATGCGAAGGTTGGACCATCGGTAGCACTATATATTTGAGTTGGTAACTCAAGTAATTCAACATCTGCTGTATTAGTTGCAAATGAACCTGAAAAATCAGTTGCTGTTTTTTCAAAATAAGTATATGTGTATGCTTTTTTACTTCCAAATGGAGATTCTCCAAATACATCACCAATATCGTTTCCTTCTGATGGTAATATTGATGCACTAAATGAACCACTTAATTGTCCGCCTGTAATTAAAAATTCTTGACTTCCAATATTTGATGTGATTGATGCATTAACAGACCCACTAAATAAACCGATACTTTCAATCGATTCAATAGTAGAATGTAATGTTGCTACAATTTTTTTACCACCTTGTGCTTCTGAACCACTAACTACTATTGCAAGTGGTGCTGCATGTTCATATCCACCTATGTGACCAACACGAACAATAGTAACTGTTCCTGCTTCTCTTAGATAGTTTTGTACTGCGTACCCTGTATAGTATGTTCCATCAGGTGTACCGAATATTTCTTCAAATTCTGATTGTGTATTTACGATAGTTGGTAAGAATGCAGGTCCTTTACTAAAAGGTCCTACTATTGCTGCTCCAATTTCTCCGATACCCTGTGATAAAAATGATAAATCATTCTCTCTTGTGAATACACCAGGTGATACAATTTTTTCTGCCATTTTATTTACTCCTATTAAGTTTGTGTAATGATACACATATAAGTATTAGATACTTTTTCTAAAATATTATTTTATATATGCGTAACGTAGTATTATTCTGCGATTGGTGTGAATTCTCCCGTTGTAGGGTTGTAATCACCATCTCCGTATTTTTCATTTAAACCTTTAAATAAGGTTTCTTCCGTTATAACTAAATCCGAATGTTGTTTAGTTAATTCTGCTTCTCTTTCTTCTAATTCTGACAATCTTCTTCTTTTTTCAATATGAATTTGTCCTAATTCAGTAAAAACAGCCCCAACATCAATTCGTAATTTGTTAATTTGTGCGACTTCGTCTTCCGTAAACTTAATTTTTTCTGCCATTTTGATATATTTTGTTTATTAATTAGTTATATATATAAATATATAGATTTTCCCCAAACGATAAAAAAATTATCTAACAAATGAAACTGCACTACTCCAAGTCCCTTTAAGTCCTTGGTCAATCGCTCTAACTCTAACATACCAAGTCCCTGCAGTTAATAGAGTATTAACTTCTATATTAGCTTCACTCCATTCCGTATTATCTACTGTGTTAGAAACAAACGTATTTCCTGTTGATATTTGTATATCATATGCAGTAATACCACCTGTTCCTACCGATGCCGGTGCAGTCCACGATACAAACGGAGATGCATATGCTACTGAAGTAGGTGCACCAGGTGCTG